ATCAAAGAGAATGTCTTTGAATATTCCAAGTTATACAAGCACGTAAATGTGCAGTCAATCAGCGGAAATGGCAGAGAGATCGTTCAGGGTACAGTTGCAGAAGCTATCTGGACAGAGTGCTGCGCAGTGCTCAATGAAATGAGCCTTGCATTCAATGATGTTGAGGTTGACTGCTTCAAAGTCGCCGGATATTACAAGGTTTGCAATGCAGTCCTTGAGGACAATGACATTGACCTTGCAACAAAGCTTCTTGAAGCTCTTTCTCAGGCAATCGGACTTGCTGTTGATAAGGCTATCCTTTACGGACGCAATACAGCTGGTGCTCAGAAGATGCCTCTTGGTATTGTGTCAAGATTGGCACAGACTTCAGAGCCTTCAAACTATCCAGCAACAGCAAGACCTTGGGAAGATCTCCACACTTCAAACATCATCTCAATCGCAGCTGGCCTTTCAGGAGCTGCTTTATTTGAGCAGATCGTTCTTGCATCTGGAAATGCAAAGAGCGATTACTCAAGAGGAGAGCTTGTGTGGGTAATGAACCGCAAGACATACACAAAGCTTGTTGCAAAGACAATCTCAGTAGATGCTCAGGGCAGAGTTGTCAGCGGTGTATCAGACAGAATGCCGGTAATCGGTGGAGTAATCGAAGTTCTCAACTTCGTTCCTGATAATACAATTATCGGTGGCTTCTTCGATCTCTATCTCTTAGGAGAGAGAGCTGGAGCAAAGTTCGCTCAGTCAGAGCACGTATTCTTCATTCAGGATCAGACAGCTTTCAAGGGCACAGCAAGATATGACGGACAGCCAGTCATTGCAGAGGCCTTTGTTGTTATCGGCCTTGAGGGCACTACTCCTTCGGCTTCAGCAGTTGCTTTTGCTCCTGATAAGGCGAACACAGTTCAGTCAATCCTTCTCAGCAACACAGCAGTGACCGTTGATGTAGGTGAGGATGTAACAGTCACAGCTCAGACATTACCGATTGATGGAAACATTACCTGGTCAACATCCGACGCTACTGTTGCAACAGTAGATGGTGGAGTGATCAAAGGTGTTGCATCCGGTTCAGCTACAATCACAGCAGTAAGTGGCTCAGCTAGTGCTTCAGTAGCTGTCACAGTAACAACTTGATGGAATACAAGGTTAAAAGGTTCTTTATTGACCGAGATTCTCTAAAAAAGTTCTCACATGGGGACATCTTCCCATGTGAGAATCCTGAGAGAGCTGCTTTTTTAACAGAAAAAGGATATCTTGAACCTCAGGATATTCCTGCAGAGCCACTAAAAAAGCCAGCAAGGTCAAAAAAGAAAAAAGAGGGATGAGCTATGAATGCACAGCAAATTCAGACATTACTTTCAATGCTTAAAGTCGATCTGGGAATTAAATCCACAAATGCATATGACGAAAGACTGTCTCAGTATATCGAGGCAGCAGATCAGGCGATCTCAGAGATGGGAGCAACACTTGATTATACAGTTCTAAAGGACAATCAGCTTGTTGTCATGTATGCAGCATGGACCTGGAGAAAAAGAGACAGCGGAGAAGGTATGCCAAGGATGCTCCGCTATGCTCTGAACAATAGAATATTCAGCGAAAAGGCAAAGTCAAATGGATGATGTTCTTGTTTTGTTGTCTCAGACAACTCAGAAAAATGAATATGGAATCAATGTTCCCACAACGACAAGGACAGAAGTCTTTTGTGAGGTCCACAGCGTAACAAGAGCGGAAGTCTTTGAAGGTGGAAGAAACGGATTGAATCCGCAGTTTCAGTTCACTGTATTTAATGGAGACTACAATGGAGAGTCAATTGTTGAGTATCAGGAAAGAACATATTCCATATATAGGACTTATCAGGTCCCAGGAACAGACTATATTGAATTGTATGTAGAAAGAAAAGTGGGTACAAATGGCAAAGAAAGTCACGCTTGAGAATCTTGATTCCGAGATCAAGAAAATCCTTGATGAATATGGAGATGAAGTCAATCAGAATCTTGACATCATAACGAAGAGAATCGGACAGAAGGGAGCGCAAGCGCTTAAGAATGAATCTCTGTCAGAGTTTCCTAACTCCAAAAAACACAAGCAGAGATATGGCCAGACTTGGACGTATGAAGTCGAGAAAAAGAGACTATACACAGCAGTAACAATCTACAATAAACAAGCTGGATTGCCACACCTTCTTGAGAATGGTCATGCGCTTGTTGCCGGAGGAAGGAGCCTTGGACAAGTTCCAGGTCATGAACATATCGCTCCGATTGCCGACAAACTTGAACAAGAATATGAAGCGGAGGTCAAAGCTAAATTATGACATTAGTTGAAGTTAATAAGATGGTTGAGTCAATTGGCCTTCCGTATGAATATTATGAATTCAAGGAAGGTGAATCTCCGAATCCACCATTCATCTGCTTTTTTTATGGTCCATCAGATGACCTTTATGCTGATAATGAAAACTATCAGGATATAAGACAGCTCAACATTGAGCTATATACAACTTATAAAGATTTTGCTCTGGAAAAGACTATTGAGGACATATTAAAACTCAATGGTCTTTCTTTTTATAGAGAGGAAAATTTCATTGAATCAGAAAAAATTTGGCAAATTGCTTATGAAATGGAGGTAGTAATAAATGGCTAATAACAAAGTCAAATTCGGCTTAAAAAATGTCTACTTCGCCAAAGGAACCATTGACGAAGCGACAAACACAGCCACATATGGCACTCCGGTCAGATGGCCAGGAGCAGTTAATCTGTCACTTGATGCAGAAGGTGGCACAAACAAATTCAGAGCTGACAACATTGATTATTTTGTAAGTCAGACAAACAACGGATATTCAGGAGACTTTGAGAGTGCGCTGATCCCAGATGCATTCAGAACAGAGATTCTTGGAGATGTTGTTGATGGAAACGGAGTTCAGATTGAAGATGCTGGTGCACAGACAGTTCCTTTTGCTCTGATGTTTCAGTTTGAAGGCGATCAGTCTGGAACCAGACACGTGCTCTACAACTGCACAGCCACAAGACCAGCAATCAATGGAAAGACAACAGAAGAAGAGACAGAGCCAGACACAGAGACTCTTACAGTCACAGCAGTAGCAATCCACAATGCAGCTCTGGACAAGGACATTGTTAAGGCTAAAGTTGGCACTGACAATGCTTCTGTATATGCTGCATGGTTTGATGCAGTATATCAGCCAACAGCAGCTACATATCACACAGTATCATTTGATACTGATGGTGGTACTGCAATTGCAGATCAGAGCGTAAGGGATGGACAGACCGCAACAAAGCCCGCAGACCCAACAAAGAGTGGTTACACCTTTGACGGATGGTATCAGGAAGACACGTTTACAACGGAGTTTGATTTCACAACACCTATTACGGCTGATACAACAATTTACGCTAAGTTTACGGCTTGACTATGAAGGGGGAAGGGGATTAATCCTCTTCCCTTTTTATGAAGGGAGAAAAAATGTATAAATCGATCACATTACAGAATGCGAAAGGGGAAGATGTTGAGATTGGATTTCTTGCCAATGCAGCAACTCCACTTCGCTACAAAAATATTTTTAGAAATGATCTTTTGACCAAGTTCGCAAATGCCAAGAAAGAGAACGAGGATGGAACAGTCAACTTTGATATTGATTTCCTTCCAGAGCTTTCATTCATTATGGCTATGCAGTCAAAGGCAGCAGATGATGAGAAAGTCAAGCTTGATAAGTTGGGGATGAATGACTTCATCAATTGGCTTGAGACTTTGGATTCGTTTACTCTTGAAAACCATGCTGAAGAGATTGTGTCTGTTTATTATGGCAACACGGAGACAACTTCTAAGGCTAAAAAAAACAACGACGTACAGAGCGAGAAATAAACACGGCTCTTTATATACATTTAGCGCTCAAGGTCGGCTTGAGACTTGAAGAGCTTGACCATGTAGATCAGGGAACTGTCTTAGACATCATAACAGAAACCGGAAACGACAGTTATAAATACAAGCAATTAGCTTCACAAAGAGACTTTGATAATTTCTAGGAGGCAAATTGAATATGGAGACTTGGAAGGAAATTGAAGGCTATGAAGGACTTTATGAAGTGTCAAGCCTTGGAAGGATTAGAAGTCTAGGACGGGATTGCAATTCAAAGAATAATTCCATAGGACATAAGAGGGAAAGGATTCTAACTCAAGAAATAACAGCTTATGGATATTGCAGAGTTAGATTATATTCAGCCGAAGGAAAACCTAAACATTTTGCAGTTCACAGAATTGTTGCAAAAGCTTTTTTGAATGATTTTGACGAGAGCAAACAGATTAATCACAAAAACGAGATAAAAACGGACAACAGAGTATTAAATCTTGAGGTCTGCGACTCTAAATACAACTGCAATTATGGGACAAGAAATTTGAAACTTTCAGAAAAGAATATAGGGAAAAAGCACAGCGAGAACACAAAAAAGAAAATAGCAATCGCATTTTCACAGCCCATAAAACAGTACACAAAAGAAGGTGCTTATGTAAGGACATATAATTCAGCAAAAGAAGCATCAAAAGCAACCGGGATAAATTACACAGACATAATTGCTTGCAAAAAAGGTAGAAGGCCATCAGCTGGCGGTTACAAATGGAGTGAATAAATATGGGTACGTCACGTATAAAAGGAATAACCATAGAGATTGGTGGAGATACAACGAAGCTTGTCAGCGCTCTTTCAAAGGTTGACAATGCCATCTCCAAATCAAAACAGAATATCAGAGATTTAGACAGAGCACTTAAGCTTGATCCAACCAACGTGGAGCTCCTGAAGGACAGACAGCAAGAGCTTGGAACTGAAATCAAGTCAACGGAAGAGAAAATCAAGGCAGAAAAAGAAGCTCTTGAGCAGATGAAAAACACGGAAGGCTTTGATGCAAATTCTGAAGCTGCAAGAAATTTAAAAACACAGATTGATCTGGATGAGGCAGCTCTTAAGCAGCTAAAGGAAGAAGCAAAAAGCAGCGCTTCAGTAATGGGGAGCGTATTCCAGGCAGTTGGAGAAAAGATTCAGGGAATTGGAGACAAGATCAGCTCCATGGGTAAAGACTTGTCAACCAAGATCACTTTACCGATTGTGGCGGGATTTGCGACGGCAATCAAAACAACGGGCGATTTTGACGCGTCTATGAGTAAAGTACAAGCAACGTCGGGAGCAACCGCCGAAGATATGGTACTTTTGCGAGAAAAAGCAAAAGAGATGGGCGAAACGACCAAGTTTAGCGCGTCAGAATCCGCGGACGCATTAAATTATATGGCTATGGCGGGCTGGAAAACCGAAGATATGCTAAATGGTATATCGGGAATTATGAACCTTGCCGCCGCGTCGGGCGAGGAATTGGGCACAACGTCCGATATTGTTACCGACGCACTAACAGCGTTTGGTATGCAAGCTGATGAATCGGGGCGTTTTGCTGATATTTTAGCGTCAGCAGCTTCAAATGCCAATACTAACGTTTCTATGATGGGCGAGTCGTTTAAATACGTCGCACCAGTGGCGGGAGCTATGGGCTATTCAGCCGAGGACGTAGCCGTAGCACTTGGACTTATGGCAAACGCGGGAATTAAGGCAGATATGGCGGGTACATCTTTGCGTAATATGATGCAAAGAATGGCGAAGCCCACAAAAGAAAGTGCCAATGCCATGGAACGGCTTGGCATTGAGCTATACGACGAAGAGGGCAAAATGTATTCGTTCCGTGAGATCATGGAACAATTACGAACATCAATGACTAATATCAATATGCCATTAGAGGACTATAACAATGCCCTTGACATACTTGATATGCAGTTAGAAGATGGCACACTAACCCAAAAAAAATATGAATCTGCGTTAGAAGAATTAAATTTACAAGCCTTTGGTGCAGAGGGAGCGGAAAAGGCAAGAGCAGCAGCAATGCTTGGCGGTGCGAGAGCTATGGCGGGATTACTTGCTATTTCTAACGCAACAGAAGCTGATTATAACAAACTTACGTCAGCTATTGACAATTCGTCACAGGCTTTCGCTAAACTTGCAGACGGTTCAGTAGTTCCGTTAAATGATGCACTAGCAAGCGGACAAGAAATAATTGAAACTTTCAACGGTTCAGCCGAAGCTATGGCGAATACAATGCTAGACAACGTAAACGGACAAATGACTATCCTAAAGTCACAGCTTGAAGCGTTGGCTATCTCATTCGGTGAATTGCTCATGCCGACAGTTAGAAATGTTGTAACAATAGTTCAAGAGTTAGTTGATAAGTTAAACGCTATGGACGATTCACAGAAAGAAACCATTATAAAGATTGCAGCAATAGCTGCAGCAGTCGGACCGCTTCTTGTAGTCATTGGAACGTTAATCAGTTCAATTGGAACAATATTGACCGCGGGAGGAGCGCTTCTTACATTTTTAGCAACTCCAGCCGGACTTATTGCTCTTATCGTGGCAGCAATAGCTCTTTTGGCGGTGGCCATATATCAGAACTGGGATGCAATCAAAGCGTGGGTTCAGGGAGTAGTCATTGCGATTCAAGAGATGGCAACCGGAGTCATGTTCAAGCTTCAGGACCTGAAGAACAAAGCAATTGAAGCATGGGAAGAGCTTAAAACAACAGTCATTACCAAAGTGACTGAGCTCAAGGATAGAGCGATTGCGTTATGGGAAGAGATAAAAACGACAGTCACCACCAAAGTGACCGAGCTTAAGACCAAAGTTGCAAATTTGTGGGAAAACCTGAAGACCTCTGTCAAAACGACAATTACCAACTTAAAGAATGAGATCACAACTTTGTGGAATAACATCAAGACCTTCCTAACCACGACAGTGAGCACCATCAAGAGCAATATCACCACAGCTTTTGACAATATCAAAAACAACATTGTAAACAAGATCACGACAGCAAAGAACACAATCATTGATGGCATGAAAGAGGCAGCAGATTATATTGCGGATCTTCCTGATAAGTTCCTTGAATGGGGCAGAGACATGATCGAAAACCTTATTGATGGAATCAAGTCGAAGATCAGCGGAGTAGTTGATGCAGTCAGCGGAGTAGCAAGCACGATTGCGAGTTATCTGCACTTTTCTGTCCCAGATAAAGGACCTCTTGCGGATGCAGACACGTATATGCCTGACTTTATTAAGCTGATGACAAGCGGAATGTCAAAAGGAATTCCACAGCTTGAAAATGCTGCAGCTACAATGGCCAATGCTCTGAATCCGGCAGCAGACTTAAGCAGTTTAGGGAACAGTGTAAGCAATACCAATACTGTAAATATTACAGTCTACGGAGCTGAAGGTCAGAATGTCAACGATCTTGCGGATATCATTCAGGACAGAATCAACATGAATGTATACAGAAATGGAGCAGCTTTCGCATGATAAATTTTATCGTTTTCAATGGTAAAAAATTAAAAGATTATGGAGTATTCATCAGCGGAGAAGCGGTTTTCAATGCTCCAAAAAGAGATACAACATCAGTCTCCGTTCCAGGAAGGAACGGAGAGCTGACTTTAGACAATGGAAGATATGAAAATATCCCATTGACATATCCAGCTTTTATTGTCAGGAGTTTCAAAGAGAGGATCTCCGAACTCCGAAATTTTGTGCTGACACAAAGCGGATATCAGAGGCTTGAAGATACTTATCATCCTGATGAATTCAGACTTGCAAAATGGGAAAGTGATTTCTCTGTTAAGCCAGATGAAGCTCTTTTGGCTGGGGAATTCGAATTGAAGTTCAATTGCTATCCTCAGCGATTTCTTAAAAGTGGAGAAAATGTCATTGAAATCACATCAGCTACAACGATAATCAATGAACAGATGACCACAGCACTTCCGCTCATAAGAGCTTATGGGACCGGAACATTTACAATCAACGGAATAACAGTTCAGATCACATCAGCAAGCTCTTACACAGATATAGATTGTGACCTTCAGGAATGTTTCAAAGATACACTTGCGACTAACTGTAATGGAAATGTAGTTCTAACAACATTCCCAGAGCTTCAGCCTGGAGAGAATACAATCTCAATGAGCGGAATCACAAAGCTTGAAATTACTCCAAGGTGGTGGAGACTATGAAACCTATATTATTCAGTAAAACAGCCACATCATTCAATACGAACGGAATCGGAAGGCTTGATGCTATCTCTTGCCAAGTCACTGAAGAGCGCAATGGAATGTTTGAGCTTGAAATGGAGATTGCAGAAACAGCCAATCATGCAAAAGAGATTGAGATGTGTTCCATTATTGTAGCCAAGCCAAGCCAGAGCGGAAACAATCAGCCATTTAGAGTATACAAGATTGGAAAGCCAATCAACGGAAGATTTAAAGTATATGCGCAGCATATCAGCTATCAACTTTCTTATATTCCGGTGATGCCATTCACGATCACTGCAAGCGGTTCGGCTTGTAATCAGACATTGCAAGCACTGAAAAGCAATTCAGTGGGGACCAATCCTTTTACCTTTTGGACTGATGTCACAACAGTAGCAAGCTATCAGCAGAGCGTTCCGGCATCACTGAAAAGTCGGCTTGGTGGAGTTGAAGGCTCAGTCCTGGATCAGTTTGGCGGTGAATATGAATGGGATAATTACACAGTCAAGTTCCACAAGAACAGAGGGCTCACAACTCCGGCAGTCAGCTTAAGGTATGGGAAGAACATCACCGATCTGACTCAGGAGGAGAACATTGAGAACACAATAACCGGAATAGTTCCTTTCTGGGCATCATCTGAAGGAGCAACAACAGTTACACTTCCTGAAAGAGTGATCGAGAGCTCAACGGCTGCAAATTATCCATTTAAGAGAACAGTTCCAATGGACTTCTCACAAGCTTTTCAGGAACAGCCAACTCAGGCACAGCTCCGAGCAAAAGCGCAAGCCTATGTTAATCAGAGCGGTGTTGGAATTCCTAAAGTATCAATCAAGCTTTCTTTTGTGAGCTTGGCAGATACGGAAGAATATAAATCAGTGGCAGCGCTCCAGGCTGTCAACTTGTGTGACAACATCAATGTTTATTTTGAGAAGTTAGGCATAAGCACGACCGCAAAGATTGTAAAAACTGTATATGATGTGCTTCTTGAGAAGTACGACTCATTAGAGATCGGATCCCTTAAGAGCACACTTGCTTCAACAATCAGCAGTCAGGAAGGTGCTCTGTCAGCGTTTTCGAACAATACGCAAAGAATGTTCAAACAATACAACAATACAGTCAACAGCTTGATTGACAATGCAACTGCATGGCTTACAAGCGGAGATGGTTTTGTTGTGGCAATGAAAAATCCAGATGGTTCATGGAAAGAGCTTCTTTTCATGGACACAAACGACATAGAGACAGCAAGAAACGTCTTGAGGCTGAATACTAACGGAATCGGCTTCAGCTCCACCGGAGTCGGAGGACCATACACTCAGGCATGGACCTTGGACGGAAAGCTTGTGATCGGTGGAACCAATGTTCCGAGTCTGACAGTATATGACAATCAGCAAAACATATTATTCCAGATCGACAAGAACGGCCTTCAATGGAATGCACCGAACAGCTCAATGTCGAATGATGGAACCTTATCAATGAAGGGCGGCATCATAAAGACAAACGATAGCGGAGCAAGAATTGAACTGAATGGAACAGATGCCAACAATCCGAGCATGACCGCATATGATACTCAGGGAAATGTGTTATTCCAAACCAACAAGAATGGAATACTATGGAATGCACCGAACAGCTCCATGTCGAATGATGGAACCTTATCAATGAAGGGCGGCATCATAAAGACAAACGATAGCGGAGCAAGAATTGAACTGAATGGAACAGATGCCAACAATCCGAGCATGACCGCATATGATACTCAGGGAA